GATGAAGTGATGCACCAGGAAGGACGCCAAAAGTCAACCACTAAACATCACGCATCCAGACCCGCAAGTTACCACTGAGAGCGGCTGCCGACCCATCTATCTCGGTAACAATGGAGGTACGTACAGGGCCCGCGACGGTCATGGCGTAGCTAGTGCACAATAATTTCAATATTGGCGACATCCAGATTGACTTGTCGCGGGATTTAGCCGATGGTTGAGTGATCCCGGGTTTGAAGTCATAGGCGTGATGGTGAATGTACGGACCGGTATTGAGGGTCATCCATGAGGAGGGTATGGATAGGTGTACGACTCGCGCTATCTGGACGAGTTGAGCATTGGCTAGGGAGATACGTCCGGCGATTTGGTGGGCTTCCGAGTCCGACATACCGATACCATTCAGTACGGCGATGAACGCTTCGGGGGGGGCGCCCAAGATCTTCAATCGTAATAAGGTGGCATCGACCGCTTCGACGTCCAATCCTGAAACTACCCGACCCACGAAGAGAGATTCACCAAAGTAATTGCGGGTGGCAGACGGGATGTCACCAAGGCAAGTATACTTAAACCAGTGATCGTCATTAGCGGGATCAGCGCCAGCGACTTGCGGAACGTCCGGGTCTATGGCCAATGGAATGGACTCACCGAGCGTTACGTGAACTCGCAAGTATAATTCAAGCAGGCGGGAGAAGGAGTGGGTGGGTCGCCGGATGCATCGATTGAGTGACGTGAACATGTCCTCGACAGACGACGGTGGCGGTTTCTCGGCGTCACGGCCAGCAGCGACCCACTTACCGGGTACGTCGAATAGCGACGGCACACGAGACCCAACGTTCAAGGACAACGACGAGGAAAGACGCTCCCAGTTATATCGGCCCTTCATGACCCGAGCTTTAAGGGCGGAGTCGTAGAATAGGTACTCAGTGAGATCAGACGTGATCTGATTTATGGAGTCAGATGAGGCCGTCTCAGGCGCAGGTTTGGGCCGTCGATAGTGCTGAGCTGCATGGTAACCGGCATATACTCCGAATTGGGAAAGGAGTGACGGGACGTCCGATAGGCCCCAAACGGGATGGTTGTGCCGCAGAGGTGGAAGCGTTGTGGAAGCGTGGGATATGAGCCAATCGCGCCAGCCGTTAAGGATGGAGAACATTCCTTGGTCTCCGGGGGGCATGTAGCACGAATGGATAAAAGGCGTTTGGCCGGGTAAAAGAATCGGTGGAATGCCGAGATACACGAAGGTCCACCAGGGATACTGTGCCGAGAATGATTGGCCTTTAGGATTAGTATAGCCACCTCGCGAAGAGTAACAAGCGAAAGCCCAACTAAAACGCAGCCATTCCCGCCAATTCAGCACATCAGTGACACCGTTGAGATGATGACCAATCACAATGTCAATTAAGCTGGGCCAGATTTCATCCGTCTGAGGAGCCGCGTATTCTTTACCGACCGGAGGGTGGCGGCTAGTGTTGGGGATGCGGCAACCCATGAGAGCGTACAGTTTGAGGTACTCAGCGGTGTCAGACCAGTCGATGTCATAATTCCAACCGAACAGCTGTCCATAATCGCGCAGACACGTAAGTAATTCATTCATGTCGTCAGCGGAGATCTTGGACGCGGCCTCGTGAGGCAGTAGTAGTATGCCGTCGTCTCCCTGGCAGACGTAATTTCTCTGAATAGTCATGTCAGTGAGGATACGCTTGAGGGAGGCAGACTTGACGTGTGACGGGGCGTGCACATTGAGGAAATACTCCATCATCGTGCTGTTATTGGCGGTGTGCTCGGTGGAGGTGGCAGTGGAGCCGGAAGGAAAAGTGGACGTGGGAAAAGAGAATTTGTTGCCGCTGGAGAAAGCGTCAGAGACGGAATAGCGGAAGCCAGCAGCGTACAGATCAGCCAAGTGCTGCACCATAGTCTGCAAGCCTGAAATTGGTCTAGAGTAGGGAGCAACGGAACTCCTGCGATCAGACACTATGGTGGAGGGAACTCCCATGAACGCGGCGTCAGCGTTGCCGACCTCGAAACCCTCATGCATAGCTCCGCAAATAACCGAGAGGAAGTAATTGTAAGTGATGGAGGCGTCGCAAGCCTTAATGTCGACATTGACGACGGTGTTTGGGGGAGTGGAGGCGTAGAGAATGAGAGGGATGACCTTATCAGTAACAACGCTACCGGAGGTTGTGGAGAGGTTCATGTGTTTATTAATGTAGTTGGCGACTAAGGTATGAGGTGCGGAGATAGCTTGCTGAATAACATTGAGAGGCATGATGGAACGTGCTCGACGTTGCACCTGATTCCGAATACCCATCGTGACTTCGGCGTGGATGGCAGCGATTAGAAGCATAAATGCGATGCGAGCGATTTGCGCGGCTTGATATATTTTGGAGGACTTCTTGACTTTGGAATCATCGTACTCGGGTAGCACGATACCTGTCACTTTAAGGGCGAACTTCAGCGACGCGCTGGAACCTCCTCGGGCGGTGACGTATTGAGCCCGCATGATGGCCTGGTTCAGAGGATCGTGCCATTGAGGGTCTTGGGCTATTTGACGGGCAGCGGCTCGCCACGTGTCGTATAAATGACGCGCTGGTCCTTGAACAGATGGCAAGAGGTACCGAACGTTGCCAATGGGCCCGGTCCAAGCCGAGGGTGGAATGGGATCCTTGATGTCAGGGACTTGGGAGTACTCGCGAAGTACGGACATGGTGGGTTGACGCACAAGATACATCCCACTGGTAAGAGCCATCACGTCGCGGACGAATCGGACGGAGTCGTGATTATGTCGAGGATGAGCGTTGCGTTCTCGAATGATGATATGTCCGATGTCGACCAGTTCGTATTTCGTCAAAACCTCAAGTGTAGGGACGTCCATAGACGGAGAGCGCGGTCGGAGGCCATCGTGTAATTGAGTGACGCCAGTCCATCGGAATTTGTATTTAGAGCGCGGTTCAGTCCACTCTATTGCGGGCGCTTTGCCGCCAAACCCTTTGTTACGATACATGGAGCGCAAGGATAAGGCTGGGAATACGCTCTTCATTTGAAGCAAGGTGTAGGCGTGACTATGAGAGGAAGCGGCTCTGAGGTACATCAGGACACCGGTAAGCTCCAAGGTAGGGGACATGTCGGTCATGTGAGCCAGGATGGCTAAGTTAATCAGATCAGTTAACAGGTATTGGACGGAAACGACGTTGCGCTTACCGGGAGGGGGGATCCACCATATAGCGCCAGATGGGACGACCAGAGCAGGGGCGTAGTACACACCAGCAACCTTGTAGTACTGCATTACCTGCCATATAGCGTGAAGGGCGGGCGACTGCGTGGGGTCGCGACGAGTGGGCTGATCTGTAACCAGGCCTGAGGGGACGCGAGGACGAGCTTGCACCAGAAGTAAGAAACCTAGCATGCGAATGGGATCCAGCTTAACTTGACGAGCTTGGGAGGAGGCAATCTTGTAGAAAGTGGAAGCGCATCGAGCACGTTCCGCGCGCAGGGTGGTGGCATCATTTTCGATTGCAGGATGCAAGAAACCGTAGTCGGGAATGGTATGTAAGGAAGTGAGGAGGGGGCCGATGTCGGAGTTCGGAACGTACACGTCGTCTGGGTCGTCTATAGTAGGAACGCGCTCTACACGATCCTGGTTAACAGCGAAGCACTTACTCCAGTCTAATGAATGGTATATGGAAGGGGGAACTACAACAGGAGTAGAAAAGGGAATATGATCTAATAACTTATAGGTGAGTGATCGGGGCTGGACGTGCCAGGTGGAAGCTGCTTGTTCGAAAATGTGATCTGTCAATGGTATCTCACCGGCCAGAGCTAATGAGAGTTGTTGTAGTGGTTGAGGTAGGGCGTTGAACAATTCCTCCATGGTACAAATAAC